CAGTATATTTTCCAAGATAGGCCCCTCCAGAGTAAATGGCAGGCGATCGGTACATATTTTCATCCTTCCATGTTTTGGCAGGTAACAAGAGAGTTTGGGACGTATAATAGAAATGAAGGAAACAATCGTATTTCAGCAAATCTAATCGAGTGGCTTCTTCTTGATCCTGAACCACGGACATGTCGATCATGTACTGATGTTTCAGATAATCAACGAAAGAAAGTAAGACATTGCAAAAATAAGGATTCCAAGATTCTGTTACAATGATGGATTTCAAGAACGGAGCTACATGATCATCCTCTACATCCTCTGAAGCAAAGAGAATAGACGTCTCGTCGTTTTTTATTTGAGAGCCCAGAGATGTCCATTGAATATGAGATTTCCATTTTTCGCAACCATTGACGATTGTACCACCCCAGCCTACTGCAATTACTAAAATGTACAAAAGTTGACGTGTACCTGTCGGTATTCTTTCCGATTGTAGCATTGGATAAATCTGTTTCGCAATATTATTCTCATCGGAACAATTCGTCTCTTGATGAAACATGTGCCCAAAGGAGACCAAGGTTACATAAATGGTAGTGACATCAAATACCTCAGTTCTATCGATTCCATGCCACATTCCAGAAACAATAGTTGGGTGGATTGTTTCAATGGACACTAAACGAAGGGTGTCGAATATTTTCTCTAGACGTCGTGACTGTGTTCTTGAAATAGCTTTCAATGCAAAACTGCGCTGGGCCACGATTCGATTTTCAAGTTTAGGATGCTTTTCACCTTCTAATGACGTTTTACTAAACAAGTAATAGTTCCATCTTTTCAAATCCATTTGTTTCAGAAAGAGCATGGGAGTATACGTGACAATATTTGTAGTCGTCTTCAAAATAGGCAAGTCGACAGAAATGATCGCTTCGTGCAGTTCAACGTTCAAAGAAACTTGAAGTCGTTTGATTTCTAGACTTCCACAAGAAACAAACAACGGTGATTCTCTTTTATCGTTTTTTGAAATGAATACACAAGTCTCCAAAAATGTCTTTTTTATACTGGATGTATCCATTGATTTCGACAGTATGACTTGCGAGCAATAAGTTTCATAAAAATCATTTACCGAAAGCATTAACTGTGTTCCAAAGTCAGGACATAAACTTGCTCCCTGGACAATGAGGGAGAGCCGTCTTCCTTTCAAATCTTCTGATGAATAGTATCGAACCGCCTCGCGTATCAGAAAGGATCGCCACAACTCTTCAAGGTACGGACTTGAAAGTAGACGTACGCTTCTACCACCGGAAGAGGAGACGCGTTTTTTCCAAGCCAACGCTTCGTTTTCTTCCTCCTCATTCATACAGTCCAAGAATTGTTTCCACAAATACCCGGACATTTGCTGCGATTTCGGGAAATATTGGGTATTCTGCAATTCTTTCGAAATATAGTTGAAGTATTCAGTGGATGAAGACATATCCCAGAGAACAACAATTGTGTTTCCAAGAATGTGTGTCAAGTTAAAAGTGTCTGAAGTGGTTAATTCTACCATGGGTAGTAGCAAGTGATTGCTTGTGGACGAAAGAAAAGAGTCCTTTAAATGCAATTGTTTTAGGTCCGAGCTGAGAATTGTCCAGCCTGCTGCAAAGCCAAACGACATATTCCTTTGCAACCACCATTCGTGACAAAAAGGAATAACTGATCGATGCAGTAGTGCCGCCCATGGAACACCAATTCGGTTCAGAAGCAGACATATTGCATTTTCATCGTTGAGATATGGCAATTCACTGACTCGGTAATTTATGTTTTCTCGATTGTCCCAATATATCAGCAAATGATCATTCTTTATGGTCAACGTTTCCAAAAACTGGATCCAAAGATGCCGCGATTGTCGTAAATCAAGCATTGAACACGTCGTTTTTCTCAAGACCCTTTTCCATTTCTGAGATTCTGCGAAAAAGATGTTGGAGTTGTCACGTGGATGAAATACTTTTGTCTCCTCCTTAAAAGGATCACAGATGAAGACAATGTCAATATCATCATAATTGCTGCGTAAATTATTTTGAAACATGCGATCAAATACTCTATATTAATTAATCTGCTTTAAATAAAGAAATCCTAGACGAATATTATGTCAGAAAACGTTGCTGTCTCGTCAGTTGAAGCTGTTGAAAAGTCGTTTCTGAAATGGTCAAAAGAGTTTCAAGCTGCATTTCATGACATTTTACGACTCTTGGTCATCCAGATTGTCACGCAGTTTCTTCTCTATTGCAGCAATGATAGTAAATATCGCTTTTTCGATTCCTCGTTTCTACAATCCCTCATCTATTTAGTTTTAGGAATAGGCGTGTACTGGTTTGTAGTTCGGAAACTTCTTTTGACCTTGGAGTTCTTCGACGAAGTGAAAGTGTCGGAAATATCACCTGAGTTCATTTAAAGAAAAATGTTTCGTTTTATAACAGAAAGAGAATATCATGTCGGCATTTTCAGAGCTAGAACACAACAATGCGACGGAAGGTGGGAGCGGTACTTCCTTCTGTACAAGACTATTGAGACAAATTTTGACGTTTCGATTTGTGAAAGGAAACAAGTTCCCATTTACTGAATCTGACATTGAAAACGTTTGTCCACATGCTCTTACGTGCTTTAAAAATGACTCTGTCTTTTTGAAACTCAATGATACGAAGCGAAGTACAGTCATCATTGGTGATCTGCATGGTCAAATACACGATTTACAGCGTATTTTGTACGAAGTAAAGATAGATGCCTCAAAACAGTACTTGTTTTTAGGTGATTTAGTCGATCGCGGAGACTGGAGTCTTGAAGTCGTTATGGCCGTCTTTTTGATGAAAATCACATTGCCATACCAAGTATTTGTCTTGCGCGGAAATCATGAATGTCCGATGATTAATAAGGAATACGGATTTCAAATGGAATGTATCGACACATTTGGAAGAGAAATTGGAGGAAGGATCTGGGCAACCTTCAACACCGTCTTTCAATACTTGCCACTGTGTGCGTTGTTGCGCGAGAAAATCTTCTGCACCCATGGTGGAATCTCACCACACATTCATTCCTTGGCGGATTTGGACTCCATCAATCGCGATGAACTCTTGACTATTCCGGATAGTGAATTGGTTTGTGATCTTTTATGGTCTGATCCAGAAGAGCACGGAAATCCATGTGGTTACGACGACAATGAGCGTGGTTGCTCTGTCGTGTTCAATTCTGTGACGGCAAGTCAGTTTTGCGAAAAGTTTGGTCTCATGTTTATTTGTCGGGCACATCAAATGGTGGAAAAAGGCTACGAATTCTTTGGTGACAGACGTCTTGTCACCATTTTCAGTGCATCGAATTATTGTGGAGATTCAGGCAATGATGGAGCTGTTCTTGTCGTGAACTCAGCTTGTGAAGGTGTTTTCATAACTTTTCCAACAATGATGGATGTTGTCAATCCGGAGACAAAGCACCCTTTTATGACAACAGATGCGAACGCGTTTTTCAATTTCGTGACAAACGCATCAACACCACCATTTCGAGTGACAAGTGGACGTATTACACATGGTGAAGATTCACACGGACGAAAAAGAGCAAAGTCGCCAATTATTGGAACGCGACCGCTTGCACAAAAACCGGATCGCAGAGCTTCTTCTGCACCAAACATGCGATTGTCCACTCCAGTGGCTGCGAATACGATAAAAGGAAATGTTTTCAATAAATTGCAACAGAAGAACTCTGCAGATATTAAAGTAGTAAAGATTGGCGGCGTTTAGGAATCTTTTTTGATTTAAAGCGTTTTCCGCCACCGAATCGTAAAGATCGACTATAATCTTTGGACGAAAAAGAGGAAGACGAAGAAGTGGTACTTTGTCCCCTCGTATCATCGCGCGCGGATGCCTTCAACGTTTTTGCTCGTTTCAAAACGGCATCTATCACATCGAGATTACCTTGAAGTTCTAGCTTCTTATCTTCCATTTGTTGTGCAATGAGTTCAATTTTTTGATTAATTTCTTTTTTTTTATCTGCATTTTCTTCTTTGCTGAGTTGATTTGAAAGCTTTATGTATTCTTGGAAGAAGATGTCCACATCTTTCAGCATTTTATTTTTCAAGTCAATAACCGAATCCGCTTTCGCGTCAGAGTACAAATAAGACTTTTCAATGGTCGATCGCATATCTGAACTTAAAGTTGATCTGACCTCTCGGAACCAATCATTCCTCGATTGAGTGATGGCCACCGACATGTTTTGGGAATAAGGCAAAGCATCACAACCTTGAACAATATTATTCAAAATCGGGAGATGAAAACAAATATCGTATTTTTTCTTTTCTTTTGTAACTTCTATTTTAAAAGACACTAAATCTTTCGACCAGTCTTTTTCTTTTACGGTAACTGACGAATTCCATTCCGGAAGAACACTTTCTTGTTTCGAAATATCATCGTCGTAAATGATGACTGTGTATTTTAGAACATGTTTTATGAAAGCCGTTTGTAGATCTTCGACAGCGGGCACTGTTGCCTGAGGAGATGATGGGGTAGACGGTTTTGCGAACATGTTCTCAGTAATTTGAAATTCACCGTTCATTGTGACCTGTGGAGCGACGTAAACATAGATTGTTCCAGAAATTTGTGAGTATCTCGGAACATTTATTTTTCTTGAGACTTTTGAAGAAATCTGAATTACTGCATCCTTATTAAAAATATATCCTACTGATGCATTCATCCATTTGACTAGCGGTAGTTTGGAACCAGTCCCTATAATTCTTCGCGTTAGACGGATAAAACCATTACTTGAAGTAGATACATCTGGAGTATAGACATGTGTATCTAGATAAATTGCTGTTGTATCAAGTCCTGCATCTCTTGGCTGGTCACCTGGTACAATTGGCAAAATGCAAAGAGGAAAAAAATCTTCTTTGAAAACCAAATTTTGGTAATTGCTTTTATCCGCCTTGAGTTCGATATCTTTGTAAAAGTCCCCCCTTGCACTATTCTTTAAATAAAAAAACTGAGTGAAGCCCTCATAATCAATCTTTTGGCGTCCACTATTTTGTACTAAAGAAAATGACATGTTTCGCCAATAGAATTACTTACTTTATAGAAAAGAGAAAATATTTGCACCAACTCTTTCTTTATCTTCGACGGTCTTTGCTGATATATTTCAGAGGTATTAGGGCACAATCCATGTTGTCGTTGTTGTCATTGTTGTCATTATCTTTTTTGGAAAGAATCAATTGTTTTGCGGCATTGTTTGAGTCATCAATCTTTTCGACTGCCAGAGCAGGTGACTTTGTCTGCAAATCTTGTCTCTCGTCGTCATAAAGTCGAAGAACCTCAACAATAACTGGGTCGCGTACAATGTCGTCACCATCCAACTGTACGAGACAGATTCCAATAAAAGTACCGTCGGATTTTGTTATTCTATCATACACGTCTTCTAATCCATTTTTTCCAGGAATGTCACTCTGTTGAATATCGCCCGCAACGACGAGTTTTGAACCAGATCCGATTCTTGTCAGTAACATTTTCATTTGTCCAGGAGAACTGTTTTGCATTTCGTCAGCAATTACATATGCATTGTGAAATGTGCGTCCACGCATATATCCTATAGGAGATACTTCAATGACCCCTTCATGTAACATGGTCGCAATATCTTTTGGTGTATACAAGGTTTGCAGAATATCGAAAAACGGACGTGTCCATGGATCCATTTTGTCATTTATGGAACCAGGAAGATATCCCAAATTCTCGTTTTCAACCGTCACTGTTGGTCGGGATAAAATGATTTTATCGACTTTCTTCTCCTTCAACATTTTAGCAGCCTCTACACAAGCTAAAGTGGTTTTTCCGGAACCGGCAGGACCCAGGACAAAGATCAGTTTCATTTCCGTACTTGTAAGGAAAGACTGGTACCTTATTTGGTTGACTGTTTTTGGTTTCAAGTATGGTGGCAAAGAAGGTTTGGATGCTCTTGGAAGCGCATTTGCGAGATTCGACAAATGACTTACAAGTGCTACAAAAACAACGGAAAAACAAATCATATTGATGATGTACGTTTCTTCAATTTCTTAGTCTTAAATGGGTTTGAAATGGTTGAAGTGGTTTTTCCTCTTGAACGTTTATGCCCATGTCGTCCACCATTTGTAGACAGGACGTCTGGATTCAAACTTGACATTTGCAAGATATTAAATACGACACTGTCTGCATCGGTCTTCGTATTCGCTAGTACTTCGCCGACAAGTAACAAACTGACTTTTCGCTTGGTTCCTGAATTTGGTGGTAATCCGTCCACTTCTTGAGGAAGCGATAAAAATTGAACATCTGTACCTGTAATTTTCAAAACTCCAAAGATTCCTGTTTTGTGAAGACTACCTGTTGGAAAATTATGTCCCACCAACAAGTTTTTCAGTTCAGAGCGCAAATGTTCTATGTTTTCAGAACCATTTGCAGTTTTGTTTACAGCGAAAAGTTCATATGTATTGCCGCTGTTAACTACCCCTTCGTCAAAGCCAAGAACACTCGATATTTTTTTGAAAGTTTGCTGTAAAGCATTGTTGACTTGTGATCCGGCGGTATTTGAAGTAATTTGTTTCAAACCGGCAACTATATATGGCTCATTATAATCCAAACTAAGATATGGACTCTGTTCAACTACACGAAGTTTCCCATGTGATCTGCATAAATCTTTTGCATTTTGGAAAAGAGATTCAACTTCTTGAACTTCTTGTTTGTCGCTGCTACCAAACAATGCATCTTGCAATTTTTTTACGAATTTTTTATACATATCTGTCTGATCGTTGAACCTACTTGCCACTCTTTCCCATTGCCCTTTATTAGTTTTGAAATAGAAATAGCAGCTGTCAAAGTTTCCAAGTAAATATTTTTTGGAAGATGAGACGTCGCGAAGTAGAATGACGATATTTTTGTCAAATATACTGGAAATTAGATAGTAGACCTCATAGGAATGAACAACACCAGTAAAATTTCTTTGGATAAAATCGCTATTATCATCCCAATTGTCATTGGTATTGTCGATTACTATTTTCAAGTCTGGAATTTTCAGGAAAGCATTTCGACCATTTGCCAAATGTTCACGAAGTGTGTCAAGTACGGAACCAAGAGTGTTATAAGAGTGTAAAAGAAACAATCGGTCTGAAATAAGTGGATCAGAAAATTTCATGATACTTCCCGACTTCTTTTCTTCTTCTGTTGGTTTGGAACTTTTTATAAATCTGCCATAATTCTCGTTGAAAGGTTTGAGGACAGGATCCTTATCAATATCAGTTTTAAACTCGGTTTTGTAGAATGATTTTGCAAATTCACTATGTTGGGCCATAAAGAAACTGATTCGCACAGATGACGATGTTAGTGATGCATTGGTAGTAGGAATACCTTCGTGACTTAGAAAACAAAATGACTCCAACCATTTTTTCACATAAGATATTTCTTCTTGAGTAATGTTACCACCACTTCGTTTGCGATTTCCTACTTTAAATTTAGATAAAAAAATATCTTTTAAATTATCGATGTTGGTACCATTACAGATAACTGAATAAAGAGATTCTGAAAATATGTGAAGCAGCAAGATTCGGAAGTCGTCGTCACTAAGAGATTCTGGAAACAAACTAAGTATATATCCATTTGAAATTTTTAAATTGTCAAAATAATTCGTCTTTTCAATGTCAAAATAAATGAAATCTAAAAATTCTTCCTTTGTCTTGGGGGAGTTTGCGTTTATGTAAGAACAGCCTAAATCATAGTTCAATCGTGTGAGCGAGTCAGGTGATAGAGCCGACCCTATCTTTTTATTCATTTCGGCCTCAATATTGTCATCTAAATAATGTTTCTTAAAAATATTCACCACTTTAATCAAGTCATCTTTCGGTTTTGTAAGCTTGACATATTCGAGACCATAGGAACGATTTGGGTGTTTCGTGACAACAACAGGCTTTCCACACCAAGCAAGAATAAGGCGGGAAAGAAAACGGTTATTCTTCTTAAACTTGGAAACCATTGTGAAATCTGATCTTTTTCTTTCACCATTTGAAATACGTGCTAAAAACCTGTCTTTGATAGTCTTGTCTCCGATACTCGTCATGATTTGTCTTGACCGTTCAATTTTCTTTGTTTTCTGTGTCGCCTCAGTTGATGGTTGAAAATATCCTGCGAATCCTTTCTTTTTCTCGTCCGTGATTTCTCTTGTTCCGAACAAGTTGAAAAAGTTGTTTGACCCTTTCACTGCTGTTTCCTTCAAAGGAAGACCAAGAACGGAGCCGTATTTCAATCGCTGTGTCGTCTCCCAAATAGCGACTTGATATAATTCATAAAGTAATTCACCTAGTGCTTTAAACGCCTCCTTAAAACCTTCGGTGCCTAAATCTAATGTAGCAGATTCTATTTCGTCAACAACTGCATACTCTTTGTCTACTTGCAATCCGATACCATTTCGGATTCCTCGGCTAATATTCGAATATTTACTTTCAGCTTCATTGATCTGGGAAGATAACTGATTCGTTAAAGTGAACCCGGAAAGTACAATCGGACCTTCAACCGCCTTATTGTAAACATTCAGAACATCTTCCATTTGAATTCCATCGCCATCAGAGGACACTTGCACGGATGATTCGAAAAAGGTAATTGAATTGTTTAATGATGATTGATCTGACGCAAGTATAGCATTATAATCATTTTTCGATAATGCTTCTTCGCCTAGTTTAAGTTGTGCCGTAAAATTTGAGCATGATCCAGACAATGTCACACGACTGCTTTGATACACACCTTCTACTAAAAAGTAACAATGAAATTCAATTTTATTTTCAACCCTCTTTTGGTGGTACAGATATTGGTCAGTGATCATAAAAAATGTATTTGCATCTCTCTCGTCCGAGCTCGTGGTTTCCTTGAAATAGAATGCAAATGTATTGCCGGTTTCAATAATGGCCGCCCATTTCTTCCAGTCAGTCTTAAATTTGTCAAATCTTAAAGCCAAAGACAAAATGGTGGGAACTCTGTATTTTTCGTACTCGTAGACGACATTTGGTTTAGTATTCTTGCGCAAGTACTTTGCGAGTATTCCAGGCGTCGGGCTGAAGTCTGTATTGTCAAAGAATTCGCTGACGTTTCCACCGAGGATAGGTAATACTTGACGCAGTCCGTAGGCATTTGCACTTACTTTTTTCTCCTCTCGTGTTTTTGTCTCACTCATTTTTATTCTAATAGTATAGAATAGAAAAAGAGGACATCAAAAAAATAATGGGACTTCTATCTGCCCTTCTTAAATCGGGATCGGTTTATTTCGTTATTGAATATTTACCACTAAAAGGCATTATTGCAACTCACATCTATATATACGCACTACTTCTTGTCATAGAGATTCTTATGGCAGGTGGACTGTACGTGATGTCTGCGATAATCACCATTGCAAAGCTAGCATTCGTCTATTTTGCATCCTATCAAACCGAGAAATATATTCGTCCTTTCATTACCGATGAGACTAGTCACAAATCCATGATCAAATGGTTGCCTTTAGGAATATATGCCCTGGTTGAACTCATCTTTTAGAAATTAAAAGGAAGAAACATTATGTGACATAATTTCAAGATCTTTTGTCACATGATGAAACGTCTGACATATCTTCTCTTTGGAATTACGCCAATATATGCCTTTTGGTCACTCAGTGCCTTTGAGCCAACGTATGGTATATGGAAACTTCTCTACACTGACAATGATGCCGTACCTGCAAATAATTGTGATCTGATGATATCTCCCTGTACCGATATTCATCGTGCCAAGGTGCGAGTCCGATATATGGTTGAAAGATACAGCGTTGTCGTTGAAAAGACTTCCTTGTCTGTGGTTGAATTGAAGCATGTTTCAAATTTAAATCCAATTTCATCCCATTTGTCGTTTCTCGAAACCATGGAGCATACTCTTGGAGAATTTAAAATCCTGAAATCACAACGAACCTTAAAAAGTGTGTTTTTCTTAGGACTCCCTTACGTTTTCCGTGAATATACTTCCACTCTCCCGACGAATCTCCTCGTAAGATGGAAACATAATAAAGACCTTGGACGTCTTTATATAAGCTATGGTAACTATACGTATGTGTTTGAAAAAAAATGCAATGATGACACAGGACCATTTTCAGCGAGTCAAACGTCGGTCATTGCTTTGAATTTACTGATTTTGTCACAAATTTTGTCTACTTTAGTACAAAAGGTCATTGACCAACTAGAGCATTTTTGATTCTGTGTTTCAGAGATTTGTTGCAAAATTAAAGATTTAGTCGTTAACAATATTTAACACTATGCAACTTCATTCTAAACGCTCTCAATCAAATGTTGCAAGTCTTAGGAATTTTGAAGATTCAATAAGCACCAACAACGATGAACTTCGAAGTAAGACGACGCGCTTGACGAAACACAGTCCTGTCATTGATTACTTGATTAAAAGGCGAATGAGCAATTGTATACTTGGAACATCGTCGCACATCGCAGTACTTTTCCCGACTGAACTCAATGTGAAAAAAGTCGTCATCGGTGAAAATTCGGAGCGTATCACATATGGCAATAAATTCATTAACAGACATGCAGAAATTGATGCTCTGCAACGAATTCTCTTCTTGCTCCGTTGTAAAAAGATTAAAAAGAATAAAATGAATTTACTTGTATTAAGAGTAAACAAATCTGGCAATTTATGCGAAAGCGCTCCTTGTTTTCATTGCACGATGTTTTTGAAGAAGAACAATGATATTCTTATTAACAAACTCTATTTCTCACGAGGAGATGGATCTATACAGTGCATGAAATTCAGTGATTGGTGTAGT